ATACATTAAGACACGAAAACCAGATTTACTTTGCTTTAAAAGATGACGCAATTAAATCTAGAAAGGAAGATTATGCCAAATAAACATTTTTGTCAGGGGCCACATTGCCACACATACCCAACAACAGATAGATTTCTAAAATCTAAAGGCATACTTCGAGGAAGATATGCATATGGTAAAATCGACCAGACCGAAACTAGTTGGGGTTATAGATATCCAAACAATGATAAATATTTTTGTAGTCAAGGCTGTAAAAATGACTGGTTAAATGACAACATGACTTTAGTGGAAATGGGTATTCCTGTTCCATTTATAACCGAGAGAAGAATAACCGGAGGTTATAAAAAAATAACAGAAGAACACTATGGTCGCACATTTAATTCAATTAAAAAAATTAAGGAGGGCCAGACAGAATAACTCAATTTGAACACACAGGCTATTTACATTTAGGATCTAATAGGATATAATGGGAGCATAAATAAACAAAGGAGCGATATGACAATACAACAGAAAATAAGAAAAGCAAAAAATGTTTTTGTGTGGGTAGTGGTTTATGATGGCGATGGAGAATATATTCAAACATCAAAGGCCAATGTAGTGAGAGGAATAACTAACTGTGAAATGTTGGATAAAGAAAAATTTGTCTTAAGAGAAGATGGAGATTTATATATAAATTAACTATTGACTTTACTCCCATTATAGGATATAATGGGAGTATTGAAAGCGAGGAAAATATGAAAACAATTAAATACAATAACAAAGAATATAAGTTGCCCTTTGCTGTATCACTTCCAGAAGATCCAACAGCAATGGACACAGTAAGAAATAGATTCGGTGGCGAGTCATGTACTTTGCCAGCGTTCGCAATTGCAATCTATGATGTGATCATAGGGGCTGAGATGTTGCAAGATTATACAACAGTGAGACAAGGTTTAGATTGGTTTAGTAGAAATTTTACTAAACAATATTATGTACTATTAGATTAAGAGTCTCGCTCCGGTTGTATGCAACTTATGCATACAACCACAGGTTGTGCGCCAAGAACCATGGAGACCACGTAACGAAGTGGGGAGGCGCACAACTACAGGTTGTATTTTGATAGAGGTACCAAAGGCACCCCGGTTTTTCAAAATTTTTTTTAAGGCTTTTTTTAAACTTAAAAAAGGGGTCCCAGACTTTACCCTTTAGACCTTGTTTTTTACGGTTAAAGCTTTAAAATACCTTTTAAGGTTTCAAAATAATCCTCAAAAAATTTTGCGAAAAAATTTTATGAATGAAAAATTTATACAGAATCTAGATAAGCTACCTGCAGATGTGAGAAGACAGTTCTCATTGTTAATGAATCAGTATGGGGAGAAGAAAAAGCAGTCATCAATTCAAACTGATTTCCTGACTTTTGTAAAACATGTCTGGCCAGATTTTATTGAAGGCTCCCATCACAAACGAATTGCCTCCAAGTTTAACGATCTTGCTACAGGTAAAATAAAAAGATTAATTATTAATATGCCTCCCAGACATACTAAGTCTGAGTTTGGCTCTTATCTTTTGCCTGCCTGGATGGTTGGAAGAAATCCTAAATTAAAAATTATTCAATCAACTAATACCACTGAGTTATCAGTTAGGTTTGGTCGTAAGGCCAAAGGATTAATGGACTCTCCAGAATATAAAGAAGTTTTTAATACAAGACTTAATCCAGATTCCCAAGCCGCTGGTAAATGGGAAACTGCGCAAGGCGGCGAGTATTATGCAGCTGGTGTAGGATCGGCTATCACTGGAAGGGGTGCGGATTTATTAATTATTGATGACCCACATTCTGAACAGGACGCTATGAATTCTCAAGCATTGGAAAGAACTTATGAATGGTATACCTCCGGCCCCAGACAGCGTCTTCAACCAGGTGGCTCCATTATAGTAATCATGACCCGTTGGAATGAAAAAGATTTAACAGGTAGATTATTAAATGCACAAAAAGAAGTTAAAGCAGACCAATGGGAAGTTGTAGAATTCCCTGCAATACTTCCTTCAGGAAAACCTGTTTGGCCTGAGTATTGGGATATAAAAGATTTAGAATCTGTAAAAGCTTCTATCCCAATGTCTAAATGGAATGCACAGTACATGCAGAATCCTACTTCTGAAGAAGGAGCTTTAATAAAACGTGAATGGTGGAAAGCGTGGGAAGATGATGAACTCCCTCCACTTCAACATGTTATACAATCTTATGATACAGCTTTTATGAAAAAAGAAACTGCTGACTATTCAGCTATTACAACATGGGGTGTATTTCGTCCCTCGGAGGATGAGCCACCTAATTTAATTTTAGTGGATTCTTTAAAAGGAAGATATGAATTCCCTGAGTTAAGAAGAGTTGCCTTAGAACAATATGGATATTGGAATCCAGAGACGGTAATTATTGAAGGTAAGGCCTCAGGGCTTCCATTAACTTATGAGTTGCGTAAGATGGGAATCCCTGTTATAAATTTTACACCTAGTAAAGGCAATGATAAGCACACTAGGGTAAACTCGGTTTCACCTCTATTCGAGAGTGGCCGAATATGGGCGCCCAAAGAAATGGAGTTTGCACAAGAAGTAATTGAAGAATGTGCTGCATTTCCTTATGGGGATCATGATGACTTGGTAGATAGTATGACCCAAGCTGTTATGAGGTTTAGACAAGGTGGACTAATAGCTCACCCAGAAGATTATGAGGAGGAAAAAATTCCTCGAACACAAAGGACTTATTACTGATGGAAACCTACGAAGAAGTTATTGACGCTTATGAACTGAGTGAAGAAAAGAAACGCGGTATGTCCTTGACGGATTATATAAAAAGAAATAATATAAAAATTCAGTATCCGGAGGAAAAGGCTACGGGAGGAATTATGAGAAAAAACTATGCATTGGGTGATGAAGTAGAAGTCTTTGGAGAAGAAGACTTAGATACAATGGAGTTAATGAAAGATCAAAACATTCCTTATGGCGAACAAGTCAGGGGCCAAGAATCAGGCATCATGCAACTGGCAAATGAAGATCCAATGTTATTAGAAGAATATAATAAGTATGTTTTTGAAATGCAAGAACTGGGATTAGAGCCAATGACTATTGAACAATTTAAAAGAGAAGCTGTGTCAGGTATGACCCAAAAACCTGAACCTACCATTGAAGAAGTAGTAAAAGAATTTATAAGAGAAAAAGGTCGTAAGCCAAATTCTCTGGATGAATTAAAAGAGTTTTATGAAATTAGAGTTGGAACTGCCTCTGCGTCTCCAGAGATGGGAGTAGTTAAAGATTTAATTGAAGAAGATAAAACTAGAATCACATTAGCCTCGGGCGGACTAGCATCTATTTTAGGAGTTTAATTTGAAACTCCATCACTACAACCAAATGATGGTGCATCTTACCCGTCGAAAATTTTCCAACGGGGGCAGTACTATTCTACCAAAACCAAATCCCTTATCACAACAAGAACGAAACCAAAAAGTTTTTAATGATTATGTTGAGAGAATAAAAAAATATTTAACAGGCGCGGATATGCCTGAGTGGTTTGTTAAAGATTTAGTTTCTAAGAAAGCAGATGAACTTGGTATAGAATTAAAAGCTGAAGGTGGAACAATTGGTGGTGGTACAATCCAAGGTCAAGATATGGGTGATAGAACTGGGTTTAAAGATCCTAATCTTATAAGAGAAGAATCTATTCAAGAATTGTATGATGCTTATGGAAAAGAAGCAATAGACAAAGCTGCAAAAGAATGGGCTAAAAAATCAAATAAAGAACCAAATAGAATAAACAAAATTAAAGTAACAACCTTTAATAATTTAAACGCAACTGACAGAAATAACTTTAAAAGAAAATATTTAGATGACATAGAAAAATATGGGGAGTGGAATCCAAATAGAAAATTTGATTCAAGACAAAAAAGAGTTTTAAAAGATCAAGGAATTCAAATAAAATTACTAGAGGCAACCAATAAGGAAGGAAAATTTAATCCTGTAAAATTTGCTAAAGATAATGATATTTCCATGAAAGAATTAAAAAAACAGTCAAACCTTCTTCAAGGAAGCATATATGACAAAAGAATGTTGGTTTCTGGTAAAGATCTGGGAAGATCTACATTAACTTGGATTCCTGAAAATGCAACAATATCAGATAATGCTTTAAGTAAATTACATAAGTCAGGTTTAATTACATATGAAAGAAATAAAATAGATGAATTATTCTATGATGCTTTTGGTAGAAAAAATATTAAAGGAACTAACAAACTAAATACATTATATGAACCTAAAAAATTTTTAGCTATTAAGAAAAATTTAAATGAATATAGACAATTAAAAAGAGCTATTAATCTTAAATACCCAAGTATTAATTTTGAATTAGATCATCCTTTATCTAAGTCAACATTAAAAAACATTTTTAATTCTAGTGCAGATCAACTTACAAGAGTAAATATTTTAGATGCAGAATTAAATAATAATTTTAAAAAATCTTTATCTTCAAAATATGAAAATGCTATTTCTACTAAAAATTTAAAAGCCAAAAAAGCCGTAGAAAAAGTAGCTAGAGAGTTAAAATTAAATATTGGTAAAGTTTCAACAGATTTAACTGGTTTTGATTATGGAGTTAAAGAATTTCAAAAATTAAATATAAGAGATGAAATAATCAAAAGTTTAAAGAATCAAAAAGATTTAAACTTAAATTTTAAAAAGTATATAAAAAATAATCCAGACTTACTAACAATCGCTGGATATACGACTAAAGATATTGAAAGATTACCTCATACAAAAATTACTAAAGTTACAGATAAACAAATTAAAGAAATAAAAAATTTGGTACTAGAGCGTGCAAATCAAAAAGGAATTAAAGTTACAAATTCACAAGCAGGATTCATTGCTAACGAATTACTTGGGGATATTGCTAAGGTTGGTGGAAAAGTTTTAAAAGGAGCAGGAGTGGTTGGTGGGGCACTAGAACCAGCTTTCGCTGCAATGAATTTCTCCGAAGCCATTGATGCAGGACTTTCTGGAAAGGAATCAGGGCTTTATACAGTCGGGAAATTTGGAGAGGATGTAGTTAATATACCTGGAATTTTAATAGGTGCTAAGAATTATTTAAAAGATAAATTTACAGGGCAAGGAGAAAAGGCGGGACCCTTTGATTATTTGCCCACAAAACCCAAATTTAAAACTCCTTATGAGGCTACCTTTGCAAGAGATTGGATGAAAAAAAGAGTTGATGCTACCCCTGAAGATGTAAAGCAGAGAAGAATAGCCGAGAGAGATTTTGATACTACTGTTTTACCTAATATGACTATGGTGGATGATATAGAGATGCCAGCACCTAAAGAAGAAATTGAAACAGCTAAAGAGACCTTTTTAGAAGAGAGAGGTGTTAAAAAACCACTATTCGGAAAATATGCAAACCAAATCAAAGACATCAAAATACCCTAAGACCTGGCTCCTGGCGCCTGAATCAGGACCCACGCCTCAGGGGTTGAATATTAATTATAATACTGTTAAAACAGTAGAATTGGAGAAAACAAATGGCAGACAAAATAGACAAGTCCTTAACACAAGGGCCAAGAGGAACCGTTAGACTTCCGGGTGATGAAGAGGTACAAGAAACAGTACAAGAAGTTGCAGTAGAAGAGCAACAAGCACCAGGACCTGTAGAGACAACCGAAAATGAAGATGGATCAGTTGAAATTAATTTTGATCCTAATGCCGCTTCACCAGAAGGTGGCGATGAACACTACGCAAACTTAGCAGAATTTTTACCAGACAATGTTTTACAAGAAATGGGAGCAGACCTTTCTCAAAAATATATGGACTACCAAATGGGTAGAAAAGATTGGGAAAGAACTTATACAACAGGTTTAGATTTATTAGGTTTCAAATACGATATGAAGACGGAACCTTTTCAAGGAGCAAGTGGTGCAACGCACCCAGTTCTTGCAGAAGCTGTCACACAGTTTCAAGCTTTAGCTTACAAAGAATTATTACCAGCAGACGGGCCAGTTAGAACAGCTGTGATTGGAGCACCTAATCCAGAAAAACAACAGCAGGCTCAAAGAGTTAAAGATTTTATGAATTACGAGCTCATGGAAAAAATGAAAGATTATGAGCCAGACTTTGATCAAATGCTATTCTATTTACCTTTAGCAGGATCGGCTTTTAAAAAAGTTTATTATGATGAACTTGAAGGAGAGCCAACATCAAAGTTTGTACCTGCAGATGATTTGATTGTACCGTACACAGCTACCTCATTAGACGATGCGGAAGCAATCATCCATCGGGTAAAAATTTCTAAAAACGAATTAAGAAAACAACAAGTCGCAGGCTTTTACAGAGACATTGAGTTGGGCCAACCAAGAAATGTTGAAAACGATGTAGAGAAAAAAGAGAGAGAATTAGAAGGCCAAAGAAAAACTCAAGATGATGACGTTTATACTTTGTTAGAGTGTCACATTAATTTAGACATCGAAGGTTTTGAAGATACAGATGAATCAGGTGATCCCTCTGGAATTAAGATACCTTACATTGTAACAGTTGAAGAAGCGACAAGAAACGTTTTAGCAATTAAAAGAAATTACGAAATTGGGGATCCGAAAAAAAATAAAATAGATTACTTTGTCCACTTTAAGTTTTTACCTGGACTAGGTTTTTATGGTTTCGGTCTCATCCATATGATTGGTGGTCTGTCTAGAACTGCAACTGCAGCTCTTCGTCAATTATTGGATGCGGGTACGCTCTCCAACTTACCCGCAGGATTTAAGATGCGTGGTATTAGGATTAGAGACGACGCACAATCAATTCAACCCGGTGAGTTTAGAGATGTAGATGCTCCAGGTGGTAACTTAAAAGATTCATTTATGATGTTGCCATTTAAAGAGCCTTCTGCAACTTTATTAAACTTAATGGGTATTGTTGTTAATGCAGGTCAAAGATTTGCATCAATTGCAGATTTACAAGTAGGTGATGGTAATCAACAAGCCGCTGTTGGTACAACTGTTGCTCTTCTTGAAAGAGGAAGCAGAACTATGTCTGCTATCCATAAAAGAATTTACTCTTCTTTAAAATCTGAGTTCAGATTATTAGCAAGAGTATTCAAGTTATATCTACCACCGGAATATCCGTACGACGTAGTTGGGGGTCAAAGAATGATTAAACAAGCAGACTTTG